ATGGGCCTATACCAGTGCCGGGGTTAGTGAGTAATCCATTTCCATTTCCACTTTCACCGCCGCTTCCGCCTTCGCCAGAAAGTAATCCTCCTTCATAGCGAGTTTTTCCTTCAGGGAAATAACTATCATAAGCATCTGTTCCGGGCCTTACCTCTGTACCTCCGGGGTAATTTCCCTCAAGCAGAGATTTATCTTCTGCTGCATGGAATCGACCAAAATCCGCCTTATTAAATCTTCCACCTTCCGCTTTCTTTATCCAATACTCAGCCTGATCTGCTGGACTCATCTCGTTATGATAGGAGAACCCTGACATATCTCCACCCTGCTGATATGTATTAATCAGATTCCAAGCGTTAGAAAGATCACCTTTAGTATCTACATATTGCTCGAATCTGGAATCAGGGGTATCACTAAAGGCTTTCCTTAAATCCAAATTATATTGTTTATTTCCGCCTCCACCTGACATTAGTGCATCCTCTCTTTTAAGTCTTTAGTAAAGACTATGTATGAATCTTTCCAGTCTGGTAACATTTTTTTCCATCCTTTTCTGCCCCACAATTCCATAGAAGAACAGCCAACTCTTATGGCGAACGCCTCTACCATGTCGTTAAACTGGCTGTGCGCCTCTATGAACTTCTCTCCAGATATAGCAATGACTCTTAGAACTTTCTTCTGTGGGTATGATATGATTTGAGTGACCATTGCTAAAGTAATATTCTTTTCTTCTGTGGCTATCCATAACTGCATAGCACCTTGTGTCAGGGTTTCCAGATAATCGTCAGGCTCAAACTCTCCTTCACTTCTTTCTGTAACCTTAGCCAACATTGGCCCGACATCATCCCAGAGGTAAGCGACATCTTCAGGTTGTATAAGATGCGCTTTCAAAATTCAAACCTGTAGTGGGCCATGTATGACCCATCATTTCTATAGTTCAAACCTATCGACTGGTTCTGGGTGATCTTCTTCACCGCGCCGATCTGATAACCGTCCTCCGTTGCTCTCAACTGGAGGGGTAGGTCGAATCGAGATACGGCGTAGAGGGTTGCTGCTACGACTCCAGCAACGATCATCTCCGTTTCGTACTCCTTGTACCATTTCACTTTCTGCTCTCTCTGACCGCAGAAATCTACTGATCTTCCGTTTCCTGTGCCTACGGCTCCCGCTAAACACGCGGCATCGCCTAACGCCCTAGCCGCTGCTGATCGGCTCTCCTTCGCATACTCTGACGCAACCACTGGCTTGCCTGTGACAGCAATCGCCTGTTTAACCATCGCAGTAATCTCTGCGGGGGTCTTATCCCAACCAGTCTGAAGGTAGACATAATCAGCATTTGCATAGTATTCCTTGTTCCCTTTGTGTCCACCAATACCAGAGGTTAGATGAACCCCAACTGGTTTATTAGTGATTGATTTTAAGTGGGCAACCAGAGCGTTGACTTTCGCGGCATCCCAATACTCATCGCATTCGAGGCAGGTTACATATCCTGATACCTTGTTATCAAACCTACGGACGATCTCGCTGAAGTGAGCCTTCTGAGCGTCCAGTGATTGAGAGGTAATGCTTGGGCTATCATCAGGTGTAAGCCACATAACTGGGCTTAACCCTACAGCATTCAATGTATTCAGTCGTATTTCCCAATCTGGTTGGGGAGTGATAATGGAGAGATCGAAATCTGGGCCTCCGTTGAATCCATCTCCACCATTACGACTGTACAGGTAAATGTGGGTGTCACCGTTTGCTAGTGCGGCGGCTCTCATTTTACTTTTCTCTGCTTGCGGGTGTAGGTAGTTGAGTGTCATCCACCTGCTATCCACCATCAGGAAACTGGCTCTACTGCCGTGTATATCTGCGTTAGAGTTTAGCCCAAGCGTCATTAGTATAGGCATAAATACCTTCGCCAGTACCGCCGGGATTCCAGTTCGTGCCATCCGCATATCTTATATCACCGTTTCTAGGTTTTCCTCTTGATGCCCCACCAAAATCATCTGGGTCAACATTAGTTTGTTCCAGTCTGAAAACATCCAAGTTAAATATAATATCAGACAGTCTATTTAACTCATGGAAGAGGTAATCAGAGAGTTGTTCATTGTTTAATGGGGCTGGGTTAGGAGTCCATCTGTTTACAGACTTTACATTCTTTACTGATGCGTTAGGCATATGATCTTATCCCCCGTATGCCTCTTTGCTGTACCTCAAAGGATAGGCCATGAAGTTTCCAATCTATATCGGTATCAGATTCTATTTTGATTCCAAAGTATTTACCACTAATCCTGCATGATACCTTGGACTGGGTGTTGGGGTTGAAGGCTACTGGCCCCTCCCATGTGACGCCATCCTCTGTACTCATCTGTCTGCCTATATACACATTAACTGTGTTGTTGCCGCTTACCTCTAACTGAGGGTACACGGCGGATACAAACTTAACAGATTGGGGGTCGCCAAGATCATAACCACTACGCTCTATGTATGCTGACATAGTTGTGGTGTTATTCTTATTACCTTTGTTATCCCTGTATAGTTTAGTATTAGTCACATCTGCGAATACTATATTCTTAATTACATTGTCGTAGTTTGTAGCGCCCCACGGATCACTATCCGCATCCCAAGTCAGGGTGGCTGCATCCCATGTAGCGCCAGCAGTAATCTCAGCAATGCCAGAACTAATGTGCGAGGTATCAGGGAGATCGCGGAAGGAGAAGGTGTTATCTTTCCAGTTCCAGATTAAAGCCTTGTTAACAACGGTAGATGCGCCAGCGGGATAACAGGCAAGCATTTCATTTCTCACATAGTCTGCGGCTACAAAGCACTTCTGATAGTTATCTCCATTCAACTCATCGAACACTGTTCTCCGTAGTTTGTTGGATAACATTGGGGTTATAGTCTGACCATTACAAACATAGAAGTCAGAGTTCCCCATAAAGAAGTGTCCACCCTCAAACTCTGCTACCGCTTCTTTGGCTAGTAGCCCTATTGTTGGGGATAGCAGTTTAAAGGAAAAGATGTAGGGTGTTCCCACATAGTTCATTATGTATATGCTGTCATCCTTATAGATAAGGAAGGAATCGCCCAAGGGAAGGCCATCAATTATATCCCCCGGAGTATCCGAAAGTTCATACTCTCCAGCATCCAAAGTTGCATCGCTCTCCAGCCATGTAACAGGCGGCGATCCATAAGATGCCTCTGTACTCCACTTAACCAGCCTTGGCTCCTCGTTATCTCTGTTCCAGTTAAGACCTACAAGGAAGGTTCTAAATGATCTTATAGATTTACATGAAGTTCCAAGAGGCCAGTTCTGCAACTCCCTAAATGGAGTTCCTATGGATGGTATACCCCCAGACAACGGCCACATTTGAGGCTTATCATAACCATTGGTTGCTACAACAAGTCCATTCAGGTTAGTTGTTGTCCACCTTCTAGTAGTAGTATTAGCGCCATAATCGCTATCACCTGTAGCAGTTGTGTCGATAGGAACGACAGGATATGCCGTAGTATGTTCAGCGGCAGTTGTGGAATTAGCGCTCCTTGTACATCCAGTTAAATCGTTTGTAGATTTACCTGAGTATGTAACCTCTTCGTAGCCATTTGAAAGACCATTGACAATGGCTTTAGTTCCCATTGCAATAGTTCCACTAGCGGGGAATGCGCTTGCATCAGATAACGTGATTGTTGTTACGCTACTATTGATAGTTCCGCTTAATGTCCCAGTTGCCTGTTTGGTAACGTCTGTCCAACTAGAGCCATTCCATACGGCTATATCAGTAGCCCCATACGCAATCCAGTAGTATGTTCCTGCGGAAGAAAGATACGGGTGGATGTAATAGGGAGCAAACGGACAGGTAGCAAATATCTCTAGGTAACCAGCGGCTTTCTTTACGCCGTTGTCAAGGAATCTTACATTGTTTCCATCAGACCACGCATTAGGCGGTAGATTATAAGGAGGGGTGTCCTGTATAATCCCTATCTGACCTACGTTTTCGATAGGTACTAAAGGCATTATGCTGGGGGAGTGGGCCAAACAATGTTGAATGGATCGCTCTGATCTGTAATATCTCTCAAAGCCTGACGATACGTTTCCCACTCTGTTTTAACAGATGGGTCAAGGGGTACATCAGAAAGCATAGTCCAATCACATGACTGGAGTTTTATATCCCGCTCTGAACGAACAACTTTCCATTGTTCATTATCTCTACCATCTAAGGCAGTTTGCCATGTTGGTTTTGCTAAAGGCTCCTCGTATATAACATCAGCATTGTAGTCACTTTCAGTTTCTACAACCCCTCTTATACTAAACCATTTATCAGGAGATGCTGACATTAAAATATCAGACAGCGTAATCATATTAGTAAAGGTCATTATTCTATCTCCCACACTGTTAGAGTAGAATCTTGTGTTGCAACTCCACCCCCACTTGGATCAGCACAAGTGACTTGAATCTTTATACTTTTAGTTCCTGCTGATAATGGGGTAGATTCTAATACAGTCATAGTTGACCATGATCTAATTTCATTATTTGTAGCGGAGGTTGCACCAAGATTATTCCATTGTGCGCTTAATTGCCAAGTTGTTCCTATTGCTGCTGCATCTGTAGCGT